GTGACCGTCAGGTGACTGTCGAGATTGGCAGTGTGACTGTCAGCAACTTGCGTGACCTTGCTCGTGGTGTTCGTGGTAAAGCGAGGGCCGCCTAATGTATTGGGTAGTCGGTATGACAGTGGGTGTACAAGACACGGCAGTGAATGTACACCCTGCCTCGCTCTCTCAGCATGGTTGGGAGAGTGCGGTTGAGTATGCAATGGAGATGACACAGAGTTTGTATCCAAACCACAGTGTCGAATTGGATTATGTAAAGGAGTATGACTGATGAGTAACCCACATCATGAAGCGTTTATGGAGCAACTGTATGATGAGGCATGGGAAGAACTGCACGTTCAGATTCAAGATGAAGAAGAACTGCACCTTGCCTGTGTTGAACTAGCACGTAAACGCTGGGAGTTTGACTATAGCTAAGTGTGTAACACGACAAGGAGAAATGACATGACTGTAGAGAGCCTGACAAATAGACTAGTAAAGAACTATCAAAATTCTTCGGATGCGTTTTTTCATATCTACGATAATCTAGCGCACATTGAAGAGCCAGATAGTACTGTAGCTCACTGTATGGAATTTTCATGGAATAACCATGCGGCACTTGAAAACCTAATAGCTAAATTAGAAGGTAGACCTGCCCCATATTAGAGGAGATTGATGATATGTTTGACCCAAATAAAACCTATGGTATTACAGTTTGGAATATGCCAGTAGCTGTAATGGACTATGAAGCAGATGATTATATTCGTAATGAAGACGGTAGCATCAAGCTATTTGAGATACCAAATTATGACTACTCATACATCTGTGATGGTATAGATGTAGATGACTTGTGGGAGATTGATGATGACACCTAGTTGGCAACCAACAGAAGCAACGTGGGCTAATGCCCAGCTATATCGTTGTGACCTATATGACACACGCTACCCTGTATGCGGCACACGCCTTGTCTGGGTAGTGGTGGGTAGGAAGTGGGTACGCTTTTGCACACCTATCCAGCACGACAAGTGGCGTATCAGGCGTGAGGAATGGGATAAGATACCACATGAACTGTTTGTAAAAGAAGAGGATGACGAGTAAAATGACAGTGACTTATACCGTTGATGATTATAATAACACAATCTGTAGAGGGTTTGTACACCCTGTAACTGGCAAGATATTGTGGGGCAAAAATCCTGCACTCAAGACAGGACTGGAGTGGCGTACACCTGAAGCGTATCGCAAGAATGTAAAGCAAAAGACAGAGGCTAGGCGTAAACGTAGTGCATTACACCAGAACCGTATCAATAAAATCAAAACAGACAGGGGCTGTGAGATTTGTGGTATTGCACAAGATGATTGGCCTGAAAAGTTTAAAGATGGCTTCTCATACTTTCTGCACTTTGACCATATTGACCCTGAGACAAAGCGATACAATGTCAGTGCGATAACTACGTATGCGTGGAAAACTGTCATTGCTGAGATAAATAAGTGCAGAGTGCTATGCTTCAGATGCCATGCTAAACACACGGCCAACCAGAACAGAAAGGATGATTACGATGACTAAACATACGTGTAAGCACTGCAAGAATGTGATGTATATACCCAAAGAATGGTTGCTGTATGCACACAAGCTGGTATGCTATGTGTGTAGTAATGAGATAAAACATGAGGAGAAAACAGATGACTAACTTATACAAACTAATCATGGACAGTAGACACAACCCATTGCGTAACATACCTGACACGAATACAAGGCACATGATTATGCAAGTGCTGGCATGGATGTGGTGTATCATATTCAGTATGTATCTTGGTAGCATTGTTGCCTTTGGTATTAGTGCCGCACTACACGCCTTGCTAATAGCTGGTGTGTTTATTACGGCGGGTGTATTTGAAACAGCCAAGCGTAAGCCACAGTATTTTGGTGGGCTTGGCAGAGGCAATGGAGGTGAGCATGAATAGGTTTATCATTGACAATACACCCGATGCAATAGCACGGTCACTATGTGACCAGCATATTGTCAAGATGCCATTAGAAGAAGCGCAGATGCTATGCACTAGCCTGTGGCATCATGCACCTGAGTATGCAGAAGCCTGTGAGTTATACAAGCCTGTGCATCAGAAGCACCCTTGCACACTGTGGGCAATGAAGACACGGGCTAACTTCAAGTATGCTTTCAGACTATTTGATGCCATGTTGCGTGACTATAACTGGCGATATGATAAGGTGCATGGCTCAAGTAAACATTGGGGTTCGCTTTGGAATGGTAGACACCTAATACCTGCTGGCGATATGACACCACACCCACAGTGTTTCAGTGGGCATGACCATTGCAAGACGGACGAGGACTGGCCTATCACCGCATATCGTGCGTTCTACAAGGTTGACAAAAGTTCTTTTGCACGTTATAACAAGGGAAGGAGTAAGCCAGAATGGATGTTATAATATTTATATTTTTAGTGTTACCACTAATAACTTTACTATAAAACTGAAAGGAGAATAGATATGCCATTAGAATATATTCCAGAGAACCTCGACTTTGATGTATCGTTTGAGCCTACTCGTGTTGCTGACAAGAAGTATGTCATTGATGGCAACACTGGCGAACCTATCGCTATCGTTGGCAAGGATTTCACCTGTGCATCGCATGGTGATTTCTTCCGTGATGTTATGTCAACCGTGACAGACAACCTGACTGATGAGCAGACAGATGGTGCATCCATTGTGTGGCGTGATGCTCACCGCAATGGCTGGGCTATGATGGACATGACCCTGCCTAACATGAAGCATACCATCGTGACACCCAAGCATGAGACTGAGATTGCACAACGTATCATTGCACTGCATGGTGTGGATGGTACTTGTTCAAATACTGTGCTGTTTGGTGCTATTGATTTCTTCTGCACCAACGGTATGATTCGTGGTGAGCATGACAAGGTGCGCCGTAAGAACACTAGCGGTTTTAGCCTTGACCGATTCATCACACAGTTGGGCAAGTCAAATGATGACTTCACCCTGTATCATCAGCAGATGCAACGCTGGGCTAACACCCCTGTGTATGTGGGTAATGTCAAGTCTATGCTTGAGTCTCTGCTCAAGTCTGAACGTACAGCAGACAAGATGCTTACCTTGTACAATCAAGAGGCATCAGTACGTGGTCAAAATGTGTGGGCATTGTACTCTGCGTTCACCAACTACGCCAGCTATGCTGATGAGCGTAACGGTTTCAAACTGCGTAACACTGGTGGTGACACCAACGCTGTCAACATGTTCAAGCGTGAACACGAAGTGTCGCAGTGGATTGAAAGCAAGCAGTTTAAGGAGTTGATTGCAGCATGAAGACAGTAAAACATCTTGTGGATAAGTACTACAATTCCAATGATTTCAAGATGTTACGAAGCAGAACTAAGAAAGACTATAAATACTTTCTTGGTATCATGTTAGATGATTTTGGCTCTGTGAAATTTTGTGAACTCACAAGTAAACAAGCCAAACATGCATACGAAGGCTGGGTTGAGCGAGGCATTAGCCTTGCCAACCACGTCTGTACTGTATCATCTATTTTGTTTCGTTTTGCTATTGACATGGAGTATGCAACAGTCAATCCCTTTGCCAACGTCAGGCGCAAGACACCACCACAACGCAAGGTTGTGTGGACAGAGGATGATGTACGTCAATTCCTTGACACTGCCTACGGCGAGTTTCAGTGGCGCAGCATTGGACTGATTGTCCACATGGCATACGAGTGGTGTCAACGTCTAGGTGATATGCGTCTGCTGACGTGGGACAACATAGATTTGGAAGAACACAAGCTGTATCTTGAACAGTCTAAGCGTAGAGCAGAGGTAACTTTGCCTATTGAAGATGACTTGCTTGAGATGCTGACACAGCAGGAGCAGGACTTCGGCTTTCAACAGTACGTTGTTCCCCGTACAACGCCCGTACACGGGCAGTACGAGCCATACAGCATGGAAAGGCTATCCAAAGCAGGTCGGGCTGTCATGCGGCAGGCTGGGCTGTCTGAAGAACTACGGCTCATGGACTTGCGGCGTACTGGCACAACACAAATGGTAGAGGCAGGTGTGTCTATGGGACAAATCATGTCGGTTACAGGACACAGTAATCCACAGTCGGTAAAACCGTACATGAAAAATACATACGCCAGTGCAAATAGTGCCTTGACAGCACGTAAGTCGCATGGTAAAAGCACTTAACTGCCGCAAAGGAGAGTGATATATAATGAATAATATATATAACATTATAAGTGATATAGATGTACCTAATGGACAGACTAAACGTATGGACTGCCCTAACTGTGGTGGATACAAGACGTTTACGATTACCAATAACTTGGGTAGCCTTGTGTGGAATTGTTACAGAGCTTCTTGTAATGTAAGTGGCGGCAACCGTGTACATCTGACTGTAGATGATATACGTGGGAGCATGGGTAACGTGGTTGACTTTGCCGATGAGACATTTGATATGCCTCAGTACATCGTGCCACACAGAAATAAACCTACCGTGTTGGCATTTTGCCAAAGTTATAAGCTTAACGCAGACAAGTTAGGCGTGTTGTATGATGTGAAAGATGACAGGATTGTGTTTCCTGTTGTGCATGATGGCAAAACAGTGGACGCTACAGGCCGTGCTATTGGCAAGCGTCTACCTAAATGGAAACGATATGGAAAAAGTGGCTTGCCATACACATTCGGTTGTGGTAAAGTCGCAGTTGTTGTTGAGGACTGTGTGAGTGCAGCCGTGGTTGGTGGCGAATCCTTTGTCGGGGTTGCGATACTTGGCACATCTCTCCAAGAGTCGCATAAAGGGTATCTTACGCAGTTCTCAACAGCCGTAATAGCATTAGACCCCGATGCATTACCAAAGACTTTGCAGATGGCAAAGGAACTACGTGGGCATGTAAACGATGTTCGTGTCCTGCGTTTGAAAGACGATTTGAAATATCGTAACCCGACAGATATGGAGAACTTGTATGGAATTATCGATCATTAGAAGCCTAATGGACAAGTCGTTCTACGATGACCACCGTGGTAGCAAATGCCCACCACGTTTGTTCAGCAAGGACGCACGTAAAGTCAAAGAGGCTATCGACACAGCTATGGATAGGTATGAGCGTACCGTCACACCCGATGAGGTTGAGGCGTTGTTCATGTCCAACAATCCTACGCTGACTACGGCACAGAAGCAGGGCTATGCTTCTATGTTTGCCTCTATCAAGCGTGAGCAGCCAATGGGCAGTGATGTAGCACAAGAAGTGCTATCTAAACTATTCCAACAGGTTGTTGGCGAGGACGTTGCCAATATCGGATTTGATATGGTCAACGGTGACGCTGCCACGCTTGAGAAGCTACGCAATCTGCTTGAGCGTTATGGTGATGACTTTATCCCCAACCTCAATATTGAGTGGGATGACATTACTATCGAGACACTCATGGCTAAAGCAGAGTTGGAAGCACGTTGGACATTCAACATACCTAGCCTTACACGTAAGGTAGAGGGTGTTAGCGGTGGTCAGCTTATCGAAGTGGGTGCTAGACCCAACACAGGTAAGACATCCTTCCACGCCAGCTTGATTGCTGCACCGGGTGGGTTCGCACACCAAGGCGCACAGTGTATTGTGTTATGTAACGAAGAGCCTACCCACCGTGTTGGCGCACGTTATTTAACAGCAGCATCTGGCATGTCTGCTCGTGAGGTACGTGACAACATGGGTAAAGCCAAGGCACTTTACGAGCCTGTGATGAACAACATCAAGATTAAAGAGGCTGGCGGTCGTGACATGGCATGGGTGGAGTCAGTGTGCAAATCATACAAGCCCGATGTGTTGGTGCTTGATATGGGTGACAAGTTCTCTGTGCAGGGTTCTTTTGCACGACAAGACGAAGCACTCAAGGCATGTGCTATCTATGCACGTCAGATTGCTAAGTCATATGACTGCGCTGTATTCTACATGTCTCAGCTATCAGCAGAGGCAGAGGGTAGGTCACAACTTAATCAGTCAATGATGGAAGGATCACGCACAGGTAAGGCAGCAGAGGCTGATCTTATGGTGCTGATTGGCAAGACCAATGCACAGATAGAAGGTGAGGAAGAGGACAGCCCCATGCGGCACGTCAATGTAGTAAAGAACAAACTAACAGGCTGGCATGGCATGGTTAATGTTGATTTGGATTATCAGACAGCGAGGTACACAGGATGAAGAAACGATTCGATAAAGCGTTGTATGATAAATACGACAAGGCTGCACGACAGCGCACACAATTACATCTTGAACGTAAGGGATACAAGGTACGTGAACACCCTGACCGCTATGCACAAGACCTGATAGCCACGAAAGGTGGTAAAGATTTACTGGTAGAGTGTGAGGTAAAGGTTGTGTGGGATACAGATAAGTTCCCATATGATACCGTACAGCTACCTGAACGAAAGAAGAAGTTCTTTGTAGAGCCTACACTGTTTTACATATGGAATAACAAACTGAACAAAGCTATTACTTTCTTCTCTGAAGACGTAAAGCACTTGACACCAGTAGAAGTTCCTAATAAATATGTATACAAGGGTGAGTACTTTTTCCAAATCCCGATGGACTTAACGAAAACTATAAAGGTAAAGATAAATGAAGCTAACACTTGATGTAGAAAATACAGTCACAAAGCGTGATGGCAAGATGCACCTTGACCCCTTTGAGCCAGAGAACTCACTGACTATGATCGGTGTGTTGACTGACCAAGGCATGGAGCAACACTTTCCATTTGACCACGCTGATGTGCCTAACCAGCAAGACCACTACGAGCGTGTGCAGTGGTATCTGGATGAAGCTACCATACTTATCTGCCACAACGCTGCATATGATTTGATGTGGTTGTGGGAGTCAGGCTTTAAATATGATGGCCCCGTGTTTGATACGATGCTTGCGGAGTATGTGCTACAGCGTGGTATCAAAGAGCCGTTGTCTCTTGAGGCTTGTGCAGAGCGTTACAAACTGGACACCAAGAAGCAGGATACTCTTAAAGAGTACTTTGCCAAGGGCTATACTACCCGTGACATACCATACAACGAGTTGTGTGAGTATCTATCTGCTGACCTTAACGCTACGCAGCAATTGTGTGACAAGCAGGTAAAGCGGTTACATAGTTGTGATGATGCAGGGCTATTGAATACCGTGGTGCTAACTAACGAGGTAGCTGTGTGCCTAGCACGTATCTATCAGCGTGGGTTCAAGGTGGACTTGTCTGCACTAGACGATGTGCGTACAGAGTTTGAGCAGGAGAAGCAGCAGCTTGAGACTGACCTGCAAGAGCATGTGCGTAAGCTGATGGGTGACACACCTATCAACCTGAACAGCCCAGAGCAATTGTCTTGGGTAATCTACAGCCGCAAGGTTAAGGACAAGATGTATTGGGGCAACGCTATTGACCCATACATGGATGACGCAGACTTCCGCAGCTTGATAGCTGGCGGTACAGATAAGATGTACAAGACTGTAGCAGAGCAGTGTAGAGACTGTGGTGGTACTGGATACATCAGAAAGGTGAAGAAAGATGGAACACCATTTGCTAGAACAAATAAATGTCCACGCTGTACTGGGCTTGGTTATAGGCTTACTAATACTAAAGAACTGGCTGGGTTAAAGTTTAAGCCACCATCAGCTAAGTGGGCAAGTGCTAATGGCTTCAGCACCAGCAAGCAAAACCTAGAGGTGCTAGAGTCTGCCGCTAAACAACGTGGCATGACAGACGCTGTTGACTTCCTCTATAAGGTACGTAGGCTAAGTGCTGTGGATACATACCTTTCATCTTTCGTTGAAGGTATACAGACTTATACAAAGCGAGATGGTAAACTGCACGTGCGTTTGCTACAGCACCGCACAGCCACTGGCAGGTTCAGTGGTGCAGACCCTAACATGCAGAACATGCCACGTGGCGGCACGTTTCCTGTGAAGAAAGTATTTGTGTCACGATTTGATGGTGGTAAGATTATGGAAGCTGACTTTGCACAGTTGGAGTTTCGTACTGCTGCCTATCTTTCACAAGATGGAGTTGCTATTGAAGAAGTATCTACTGGATTTGATGTACACTCATACACCGCTAAAGTTATTACCGATGCTGGTCAACCTACGGATCGCCAGACTGCGAAGGCTCACACGTTCGCACCTCTTTATGGCGCAACGGGCTTTGGGAGAACATCAGCGGAAGCAGAGTATTACACACACTTTACAAAAAAGTACAAGGGAGTCTCAGAGTGGCACACCAAGCTGGCTAAAGAGGCTCTGAATACCCGCAAGATTACGACACCTAGTGGTCGTGAATTTGCTTTTCCCGATGTGTATCGCAAAGCAAGTGGTCGCATCTCACACTTTACACAGATAAAGAATTATCCTGTGCAATCGTTTGCTACGGCAGACATCGTGCCTATTGCATTGTTGCACATAGACAACTTGCTAAAAGATAAGCAGTCGTGTATAGTGAATACAGTGCATGACAGTATCGTTATTGACGTACACCCTGATGAGGAATCACAGGTAATCAGCGTAATAGACGATACTAATAAAGCACTACCTTATCTCATCACCCAACGATGGGGAGTTGAGTTTAATGTGCCTTTACTTTTAGAGGCAAAAATAGGTCCGAATTGGCTTGACACCAAGGACGTAACCTGATATAACTATGGATCTTACAACTGAAAAGGAGTTAATTGTATGAACGACATTACAACTATTGATACTAATAACTATGCTGAAATGGCTAAAGCTATGGGCATGGCTAATGAATCTGCTTCACAGAAAAAACAAGGCATGTTCCTTGCTCGTCTGCGTATACAGCATTCGCCTATCTTAGGCACAGACACCATTAAAGTTAAGGGTGGTACGTATAAGCTAGAGATTCCTGATGGCCCCACGTACTACGCAGAGTCTGCTATAGTGCGTCCATTTATGCAACGCTTTATGTATAAGAAATTTGTTATGGCTACAGGTGCTTCACCTAACCGTTACGTTAAGACTGTCATGGCTGATAGCCTGAACATAGACTTGAAGGACAACGATGGTGGTTTTAACTGTGGTAAGCCTTCTGGCTGGATCGAAGACTTCAAGTCTTTGCCAGATGCTACTAAGGAATTGATTCGCTCTATCAAACGTGTACGTGTTGTGCTTGGAACTGTTGAGCTAATCAATGCCAAAGATGCTGATGGTAAAGAAGCCAGTGTCGATACTGTCCCGTTCATTTGGGAAGTAGAGAACCGTGACGCATTCAAGACTGTGGGCGGTGTGTTTAACCAGCTTGCTAAGATGAAGCGTTTGCCTGTGCAGCATAATGTAACGCTGAACACAGAAGAGCGTAAGCTGCCTAACGGTAATAGCTTCTACCTACCTGTTACGTCTTTGGATGTAACTAATGTTGTCGAGCTTACCCAAGATGACCAAGAGAAGTTTGCCGACTTCATGTCATGGGTACAGAACTACAACGAGTACATCATTAATGCCTATGCGGAAAAAGCATCATCAAAGAACGATGATGACTTAGATGAGTTGGATATTGACGATGTTGTAGACATGGACTTCGAAGAAGATGAGGTAGCATAATGAAGCATCCTGCTGAACTGGCACTGCATCAGTATCTTGAACATGCCACACGTGGACATTCAAGCATGTCATCTGAAACAATCAAACAGATTGGTGATGATGTCATGGCTGCTGCACAACGCCAGTTTGGTGGGGGCAACAAGCGTGACAAGTTTAGCTTACGCATGTCAAATGTGGGTAGGCCAACTTGTCAACTCTGGTATGACAAGAACAAGCCAGAGGTAGCTGTTCCCCTGCCAACAACATTTGTAATGAATATGATGATTGGAGATATTGTTGAAGCTATCTTCAAAGGTATTCTAAAAGAAGCAGGAGTAAGTTACGAAGACACAGATAAAGTTTCTCTTGACCTTGGTGACGATAGTGTTTCAGGTTCTTATGACCTCATCATTGACGGTGCAGTTGACGATATTAAGTCAGCTTCAGACTGGTCATACAGAAACAAGTTTGAATCCTATGACACTCTTGCCGACGGTGATGGCTTTGGGTATGTAGCTCAGTTAGCTGGGTATGCTAAAGCATCAGGCAAGAAAGCAGGCGGCTGGTGGGTAGTAAATAAAGCCAACGGGCAGTTTAAGTATGTGCCAGCTACAGGTCTTGACATTGATACTGAAGTGTCCCATATCAAGGATACGGTTCAGACAGTAAAGGAGAACAAGTTTGAAAGATGTTTTGAACCAGTGCCTGAGACTTTTCGTGGCAAGCCCACAGGTAATAAAGTCCTTAATAACGGATGTAAATTTTGCAGCTATCGCTTTGATTGTTGGGATAATCTTACTGAGTTACCTGCTGTAAAGTCACAGGCAAAGAACCCGCCGATGGTGAACTATGTTGGAGATGTAGTTGGCTAACGCAAAACAATTTAGGGCAGCACGAAAGTATGGATATCGTAGTGGTCTTGAACTTAAGGTATCTGACTACCTCAAAGAATTAAAGATTGATTTTTTATATGAGGCAGTTAAAATAGAATGGGAAGACCTAGCATACAGGACATATACACCAGACTTCGTGCTGTCCAATGGCATCATTATAGAAACAAAGGGCATGTTCACCGCAGCAGACAGACGCAAGCATCTGGCTATTAAAAAGCAGCATCCGAATTTGGATATTCGTTTTGTGTTTGAAAGTAGCAGACGTAAACTTCGTAAGGGTGCTAAGTCTACCTATGGTGAATGGTGTATTAAATATGGCTTTAGATACTATGACAGGATTATTCCTGAAGATTGGTTGAAGGAGAAAGGCAAAAACAGGCATCCAAAGTTTATTAAGTTTGGCGGCACAAAAGTAAAAAGGAGATAGAACATGGACATAATGGATAAACTATCTAAAGAAATACAAAATGAGGATATGCTCATACGTGTCAGGCCATTCGCAAATGATGATGGTAAGTGGTCTGGTGAAGTTGACATATCTATAATGGCAATGCCAAATAATCCCTTAGATGATGAGGATTACTACCAAGTTATGCATTTTGCTAAGATGATGTGTGCGGCTGTACCCGTTATGGAAGAAGTAGAAGAGTTACGAAATATTGTACATGAATATGTAACAAAAATTATTGACAATGAAATGAACATTGATGTAGAATTAGAAGAAAAAGCAGAGGTAGAAAAAACTTACGATGGTAATGTAGTACACCTGCACTTTAACACTAAAACAAAGGGTTCAGCATGAGTAGACATGAAGGATATATGAAAGCAATGATGGAGCAAGAGAAGTTACGTATGGCACAATCAAATAAACAAAGTGATAATGTTGTTGATATGGTCAACAGCCCACCACATTACAACCAAACGGGCATTGAGTGCATTCATGCTATCTCTGCTGCTACCAATGATGGATTTAAATATTACCTGCAAGGTAATGTTATGAAATACCTTTGGCGATTTGACTATAAGGACAAACCTCTAGAGGATTTGCAAAAGGCTAAGTGGTATTTGGATAAGTTAATAGAAGAGGTTATGGCTGGTGATGCGAGTTAAAATGTTTATAACTATTGATATTGACGAAGAAGAATATCCAGTGCCAGCCGATGGTCAGGTTGGTGAGGAATTAGAGGACGGTATCCAAGAATATTTTTATGACATTGAGGGTGCTGATATTAGAAACATAAGAACAATTACGGAGTGAAGAGATGATTAGCAATACATTACCTACAGACTACCAAAACTTTATAGCACTGTCACGATACGCACGTTGGAAAGAAGATGAGCAGCGTAGAGAAACATGGGGTGAAACAGTAGAACGATACTTTGATTATATGTCGGGGCATCTGAAAGAGAAACACAACTATACTCTGCCAAATACACTACGTGCAGAATTAGAAGAAGCCGTGCTTAACCAATCTATCATGCCAAGCATGAGGGCATTGATGACCAGTGGCCCCGCACTGGACAGATGCCATGTTGGTGGATACAACTGTTCTTATGTGCCTGTAGACAGCCCACGTGCCTTTGATGAAACTATGTACATTCTTATGTGTGGCACAGGTGTTGGCTTTAGTGTAGAGCGTCACTGCATTGAGAAACTGCCTGTTGTGAATGAAAATTTTCATGAGACAGACACAGTAATCAAGGTAGGTGATAGCCGCCCCGGATGGGCTAAGTCACTAAAAGAACTAATTGCTATGCTGTACAGTGGTCAGATTCCTAAGTGGGATGTGTCAGAGGTACGTCCAGCAGGTGCGAGGCTCAAGACATTTGGTGGTAGAGCATCAGGTCCCCAGCCTTTAGTTGAACTGTTTGT